ATCCAAACACTCATCCGCACTATCCAAAGCATCAAGACACATTATTCTAATCCTATCCGTTACATCACTAATCACGACCTCTTGACGCATTTCTTCTATTGATTGTTTTAATTCTTGTGTTTCCATTATTCTTGATTAAGTTCGGGTGGTTGGACTTCCACTTTCTCAACTCTAAATGGGTAATGCTCGTCAAGTTGGTTCTTGAGTGCATTTTTAAGATTCTCTTGTTCTCCTTCAGCCTCCTGTAGGCTTTTACAATTAAATATAAGCGACACTATTAGTTTTACTTCGTAACCTGTTTTTTCTGTTTTCATCTTTTCATAGGTTATAAGTTAAGTTCTTTTAGGTTATTAAGAAACTCTTTCCTCTATAATTTCTTTCCTTTCTGTATTCATGGGGTGTTGGGAGTTAATAAGCTCAAACTGTGGCAAACCACAATCGCATCCTGCATATCCACCTTCAGCACAATCTTCGCAAAGCTTTCTCCCGCAATCAACACATTTATAAGTGGCAATAGCGTTTTCACAACCTTCGCACTCAGTTTCTCCTTTATCTTTCATATTATTTATTGTTAATTGATAGTGGGTTTACTTAAGATGATTCTTTAGGGCTTCTTTGATTAAATATATTATGCAGGAAGCTCTTTTTCTCTCCCTTGTTTTTAGTCATGGGGTTGTTGTTAAATTATTCTATTTCCATTTCAGCTTCGTAATCGTCTGTTACTAATCTTATGTCTTCTAAAAACTCTTCCCTTGCTTTGTTGCTTACTGGTTTGTATTCGATTGTGATTTTCATAGGTCGTATTTACTTACGTTATTTTTATAATACTTGTTAGGTATTTTAGCTTCTATTGCTGCTGGATTACCTTTCTCTTGGTCTTCTTTTAAATAATCTTTGTACGATTTTGCTTTTTTCATCTGTTTGTATTTTGGTGCTGGTCTTCTCATAGTGATTGATGGCTACGAGATTCGTTATAAGACTTCTCATACGGAATGACTTTCATTTTCTGCGTGCCTTCCAAGATGTCATTGCAAACTTGAAGCTCCACTACAGGCTTCCACTTGCTATTAGAACTAATCCTGCGAACAGGAATTCTACGGCTGGAATTACGAACACCATCACTATCCACTTTAGAAAACCTATTAAGAATAAAATTACGAATAGACATAGAATAAAAATTGTTAAGAATTTGGTTGGTTTCATTTAAGCAGGTCAGGATTCTCGTATATGTTACCTATGACTTCAACAGTGCGGCCTGATGACTTGAACAGGTGTTGGAAATCACCTTTTTCTCTAGACCTCACTATGTCGTACGCCAGGTCGTTATAATTCCACTTCACCTCTCCGCTTTCCTTGTGGTCATGCCCATCGATGGTTCTGATTACAGTTTTCACTACATCGCCTTCATATATTTCCTTGCCGTTTTTATCTAGTAGACCTGTGAATTGAAGGATGTCGTACCTTTCTTCTTCTATTATCAGCGTCCAGTCAGCCAATCTTTCTGCTGGGTACATTTCTTTTTCTTTTCTGTCCCAAGTTTTGAATTTTAATTCTCTCATGGTTGTTTTGTTAATACATTTTCGCATATATGTTTTATATCAATTACATGTAGTGTCCCCCATCTGTTTAAATATAACCTAAGCCCTTTTTCCCAACCATGTATTGTGAAGTAATCTTGATAGTTTCCAGCTATAAACAGTTCAACACTATCCTTTAAGCTGTAATGATACTGTTCGTAAGTTCTCCACTTTCCTGAATCTCTGATACCAGTTAGATTCTTGTGCGTCTTACCAACTCCAGTAGTGCCAAACGAAGTTTCAATCTGCGTCTGAGCTGCAATAACCTTCACGCAAACTCTGGCAACTGTACTAGCTTTGCACCACAACAGAAGATCGTCTTCCTTTCCTTCCAAAACAGTACCTTTCCAATACTTAGCCAAAGGTTCTCTTAAATCAGCTACATACTGCCACCTTTCAAGCTCTGTTGTTTTTGGCGTTATTTCGCCCTTAGAAAAGAGTTCGTCTTTTTCTGCGTCTACGTCTGCTTTTAAGTTTGCAAGTAGTTTAGACAGCGATTCTAGCTCATTTTTGAGTGATTCTAAGCGAGCTTCGTATGTTTGTATCTCAGCTTCCTTTTCTTTGTAGATTCCGTTCACATAGTTAAATTCTTCCAGGGTTGTGTTGTAGATTGCTTGCAGTGCGTCTGCTTTTGAAACTGGTTCAAACGTGATGTATAGGAACATCCCGACTATTGCGCCAATCATTACGATTGCGAGTTCTTTTCTTAGATATTTCATGAGGGTTTTTGTTATTTATTGTTTTTTGTTTTTAATATTTAAAGCATTGTTTGGGTCGTTCCAGTGTTTTTTCAGATAAGTACCGAGCCAGATACCTACTGCTAATGTGATTACAATTTCCATAGAATGAGGTTATAGGTTACTTTAAGTTCTCTTTGTAGAGAACAACGAGTGCAACTCCGTATCCGATTAGAGTTGCGATTACAATTGTTTCAAACATAGTTGTTTGGGTTAAGGATTAAAATGCACCAAGAACGAGGAACAACAACATGAGTCCAGCCCAGACCATTACGCCAGCCAGGAATGCGTATCCCCAAATAGCGAAGGCTCTTTTGAGTAGACTATCGCCTCTAAGCCAAGGCGCTCGAGAGACGAACTCTTCTAGTTCAGTTTGTTTTGCCATGTTTTTTTGGTTAAAGTTGGTTCTTTATTTCAAGCTCAAGGATTCGGTGTGAAGCCTTCAGCGAGTTATTTACTTCTACTAACACTTCCATTTGCTCTTTTAAGTCTCGGATTTCTTCTAGGAGTAGGTCGTGAATCTTCTGTTCTTCAGCGCATCCGTCTTTGATTACATCTCTTATGAGTGAAACCTTTAGGTCTGGATCGCTTAGTGCTAGTCTGCGTGACAGATTCTCTGCGTCTATTAGTCTTGCCTTAGCTGTTATGAATCCAATTCTTAATCGGTGTAGCTCGTTTCCAAGTTTAATTATTCCATTGGCGTTATTTTTTAACGTCTGGATCGCTTTTGTTGGATGAAAGCTGTCTGATATGTTTGTCTGCATAGTATTGCTCTTTAGGTGTGGTTGGTTTTCTAGAGGCTATTTCTTTACCTCGGTTAATTATTTGTTCGTATTCCTTGATTGGTATTATGTATTTCATATTAGTCTTTCTTCCAGCATAGGGCTGAACAGTAAATTTTACCTGCTGCACTCATCTTCATATTCGCTCCACAACTCTCGCACTTGCCTGTTCCTCCATGATTGTAATTCTTAGCTTCTGGTGGTTGCTTGCCTGACACTGAGTTTGCGTCATCATCTTCAGCTTCTAGTAGGAATAGTGATTGCAAGGCATACCTTCGGAAGTAAGTAATAGCTGATCCCATCTTCTGTGGGTCTACGTTGCTCGGAAGTGCTACAACCGACTCAACCAATGCTTTTCCTGTTTCAGCGTCTATAACGACCGTTTTAAGAGCATTTACACCTCCTTCTAAAGTAGTTAGTGGTTGGATCACTACAAGTCCTTCTTCGTTCAAGAGTGGCTTAAGAGCCGAGAGTAATCCGTTTATGTCGAAATACTTTGACTTGAAGAAAGGATTCTCAGCGTCTTTCTTAACTGCTTTTAGTTTGTTCTGTAGGTTGAATAATTTTTGCATTACTTAGTTGGGTTAGTTAATTTCTTTGCAAGTTCGTTTCCGTAGTCTAGTAGCTCCTGAACGTCTAAGTTCATAAGCCACGCTTCAAAATCTTCATACATGTCATCATCTGTTCCGTGATAGTCTTTGGCGTGTTTGTCTTTGAGAAAGTCTTCAAACAGGTCTTCCATTTTGATATGGGTTAATTGATAGTTTTGAGTGGCTTCTTTGGTACAAGTTCTGGCACATCAGCCATTTCTAACATCATCTGATTGGTGTTCTTCCACTTCTTGTCTTTAACGGTCTGGTGAAGTCTTGCTCTTTGTTCTTTGCTTTTGTATCTTGCGAATCCTACTATTGTCATATTGATTGGTTATTGATTGGTTTAAATCTAGCACAGGTGCTATATAAATGCAATAGGAAATTAGCTCCGTTTGGGATATTGTTGTTTTTTTAGTAGGCATTTCTTTCTACACCTTCTGTCTAAAAACTTTATGTATCGGAATTGTCTTAATTTGTGTTTTATAACCCTGTCTTTGTTTTTAGGATCGTTCAGTAGTTTATACCCCCTCGGTCCTGCTTTCTCGCTTGTTTTTATTGAGTTGTGGAATGTTTCACCATCTAATTCCCAGAAGCTACTTGTGTGTTCTCCGTAGTAATCAAAGCTACACGCTTGATATACCACGCCAAAACACTCACACCTTTCGTCTGCGAAACTCTGAATCCATTTTATTTTTGGATATTTCCGTTTTATATATTTTATACTATAACTAATAGCCTTGCTTTCGCTGTTCTTTGGGGCTATGTCGTCTAACCACATCCTGTTTAGCTCAAGGTATTCATCAATTTTGGTGTCGGACACAACACCGTTTTGGCTGGCTGGATTCATTGCGTACCCATACTGTAACGCCCCTACTAGGTCCCCGTTCATCCAAACCCCAAGATGTATATAACTTCCGTTGTAGATCTTTTTAGAATAGTGATTTTCTCTAATGATTCTATTTGCTTCATTTTTGTCCAGTTCCTTTAGATAGAAACTGTCGTCACCAAACCCAACCACGTTTCCTTCTCCAAAGAAAGTTGTTTGAGAATCGTATATGTAGTTTTTAATTTCTTTTAGGTGTTTCATGTTATTTATGTGATTCTTTAAAAAACTTTTTGCCATCTTCTGAAATCCTGTCATAACGCCCTTCGTCAATTTCTATTTGCATAACTTTGATTAAATAGAAAATTGCTCTAACCGAATTGTACAGCTGTTTAAAGCAGGAAACAATTGCGCTTGAGTCTAGGCTCTCCTCTGCCATTAGCTTGTCCGTATCGAGCTGGTAGTATTTCATTTGGTTGGATTATAAGTGGTAAATATAAGAACAGTCGTAACAGTGGACGCTTGCGAAGCCTTCTTCCATTTCGTCCCAGTTAAGGTCATGATCGTTTTTCTTTGCCCATTCTTCAATTTCTTTTACATTTCCTTCAAAGAATTCTTCGCTACATTCCCAGCATATAGCTTTGTAGGTAGCTTCCATTCTTTCTGCTGTAATGTTTGGTTGACTCATAGTGTTTAGGTTAAAATAAAGTTAAAGATTTCTCATCTTGGTATTCTTCTCTCTGTTTGTAGGTTGTTGGAATATAGTCTCCAACCTTTACCCAGTCGATTCTTCTCTGGTGAGTTTCCCAAGCTGGATGGTCTGGTTCTAGAATCTTCTTGCCGAGAGTTCCTACTGTGTTTGGAACCCACACCTTGCCAGCTATAAAGTCTGATCCTTTTTGAGTAGGTAGCCAACCGTTTGAATCTCTATGTACAAGTTCAAAGTATTGTAGCTTTTGGAAGTTAGCGTATTGGTTCTTCGTGAGGTGTAAATCTTTTTGTAGATTAGCCCTCCTGTGGTTTTGATCGTAAAACTCTACAAGCTGTTCTAGCGACGATACCATCATCTTGTTTAGCTTGTGAGTGTATGCGACCAGTTTGTGTCCGCAACATTCGCAATCGTAGGTGAATTTCATAGGGGGTTTGGGTTAAGAATAAAATGTTTCTCCTGTTTCTGGATCAATGTAAGCTCCTTCTTGGGTAGAGATGGCTCTGTTGGCATTCGCCAACCTGGCCTGTTTTTCTTCGTCTTCAAGCTTTGCCCGGTCGAACCTATCTAGCTGAGGAAAGGCTTTTTTATCTGCTAGTTGTTGGATCGTGTCTGCAACTCCTTGTGGTAGTAGTGGCGCTTCTATTCCACTTTTAAGTTCTCCTTTACCCATTGTTTTCCAACAAGGACACTTGTCCTGTATGTGCATGATACTTAAGCAGTTCTTACAAAGCCGGTGGTGTGTGAGTGCTAGTCTTTCGTTTTCTTGCGACCACCAACGTTCCATGGTTATTATTGTCGGTGCGATGTTTATAGGAATCATCTGACCTTGCACTACTATTTGTTTTTGTTTCCCATTGAGAACCGCTTTGAATACAGCCTCCTTCTCTTCTTCACTCAAAATAAACTTGGTTTTATCTGTCGTGGTCATTACATATTTTTGCATATCTTTATATTTAAGAAATAATTGCTGTTGTGTTCCCACCTCCTGCCTTACGCTTACATTGTGCTACCAAGGTATCAAACTTTTGTCTAAGCTTCTTCATAGACAGTATATTGCCTTGCCAGAAGTCGTCCTGCTGACACCAATCTATTAGAAACTCTATCTGACCTGGAGTGCGAGAATCTAATCTTATCATTCTGTCAACCTCCGCGGAATATTTATGTGTTTGGGTTTCTAGGTCTTTTTCTGATAAGGAAGTAAATTTGTGTGTTGGATTATTCTCTATTATTTTTCCTATTAGTAATGCAGCTAGTCGGTATTCGTCAGAATCCGACGTGTATTTCTTTTCATTCTTTTCATTCTTTCTTTCTTTACATTCTTTATCTAGTGTTGATTCGATGTTAAAACGATGTTGTTTCGATGTTAGTTCATTGTTAGAGTCCGTGTTAGCAAGTTGATAGGCATCGTAGCTTTTTAGCTTAAGGATGCGGTGTTTTCCGTGTTGTCTTTGTGTTAGTTCCCGTGTTGATTTTAGCCTTTTAATCGCTGTGCGAATCGTTTGCACTGACAAGTTAGTTTCTTCAGCTAGCGTTGTTATGGCTTTAACGGTTTCACCTGGCTGTAATTCAATGCCTCTCCACTTCGTTGGTTTGAAGTTACAAGTAAGGATAAGGTGCATAAAAACAGCGAAGGTGTTGGTTTCTGTGTACCACTCCCATTCGGTAATCTTCCTATGTAGTTTAATCCATCCTTGGTTCATAGTTGGTTTTAAGGTTAGCTTTCAACTGAACCTTTCTACCGTAGGTTAAATTATTCAATGCCTCAATAAACTCGAGGTCGTTGAAATAGTCGTTCACAACTGCGGCCATGATTTGTTCTTTTGTTGTTTTAGACATAGGTAGTAAGGTGGTTGAAGGTATATAAATTACGCGTCTAATGTATCATCTAAGTCTGAAAAAGGCAAGTCGTCTTTAATATGTTCCCAAAGTTCTTTCTCTATCTCTTTAATATCTTTGAGTCTGATCTTGTGGGCGGCAATAGGTCTTTTCATTCCTAAGTCGTTCTTACCTTCAACCTTAGAGACATAGATCTTGTCCATCAAGGCATATAGGAATCTAGCGTGTCGTCTTTTCATTTCTTATTAGTTAAATAATTTGTGGTGATGAAGGGCGCTTTCAATCTCTTCAAGGGTCTTCCTTCCTATTCCTGGCAGGTTCGCCAATTCATAATCTTTCATTAACAACAATTTCTCCACGCTACAAATATTAAGACTACTTAGAAGCCAGTCGGTCCTGTCGGAAAGGTCAAGTTCCCGAATGGAATGTAAGTTTCCAGAGTCAACCAAACTCTCTTCAAACTTGTTGGCTTTTTTTGTAATTTCTATGGATTCCTTTAATAGCTCTATTGGGGTTGTCATTTTTATAAGTGTTTTAAGGATTCTAATGCGTTTCTAGTTTCTCTCAAAGCTTCAGCGTTATCTTCACAGGCTTCTTCTAGTTTCTTGGCTTTTTCAGCAATTTTTTTAAGTAGTTGTAGTTGTTCTCTGTTCATAGTGGGAAGGTTAATAGAAATATAACAGCTACGAATCCTCCTACGAATATAACAGCAGACATTAGGAGGACTTGGAGAATTAAAGAATCTTTAAGCATAGGTTTTGATTATAGCGAATAAAAATAAAAGTAAAACAATTAGAATTAAATAGTCTTTCATGAGCATAGGGTTAGTTCCTTTTCTATACACGCTTCGTCCCAAGACTGACACTCGTCAATCTCTTCACCAAGACTTTTGCCTGAAACAATTAGAAGTTCAAGCTCTTCCTTACTGTAGCCGAAGTGTGTCATTAGAACTTCAGCAGGATCGTAGGTTTTCATATTTTGAGGGTTAATGAATACTACACACTTAGTATAGCAAATGTGCTATATAGTGTCAATACTTATTCAATACTTAATTACTAACTAATGTTGACAGGTGGCTTTCTGTTCCCAAGTTCTATTGATTTCTTGGTTAAAGTGTGTAATAATGGTTTTGCTTTTATCATTACGATTTAAGTTTTCATAGGATGAGGGAAAGTTGAAGTGGTGAGGGAAACTTCACCACGACAGCTCTAACTAAACTAAAATGTACTACCTTATAGATAAATTTGGAGTCAGGGAGTCTACGGACAGCGTAAGGCTTTTTGAATTTTGGCAGGAGATGTGTGATGAAGGTTGCAAGGTTTATAATCCTGAATCATATTTAAAAGCAGTAGACAGTAGGGACGCAAAGCACGAGCTTACTAATATTAGCCCCGAGAGAATGGAAGGAGATATGAGGTCTTATGAGAAGTATAAAAAAACAAAACATGAGCGACAGAGTTTACAACAACTTTAAAGAATTTTTCAATGACAACAGTATTCACTTTAATAGTGGGTGGGGAGTCGAGCCTAAAAAAGACCAAGCCACTCACAGTACAGGAAGCACAGGAGGCGCAAACAGCGTTAGACGAACTTATATACAAAGCGATGAAGCAGGACGGAGCGACAAACGGATTCGTGACAAACAAGCAAACTAAACAAATTCCACTAAATTCTTAACAATAAAACTATGGAGTCAAAAGACGCTCAGGAAAAACTAAAGGTAGTGATGGAGGAACTAAAAGAAGAAGGATGGGTGACAAGAGTTGTCCCACGTTATGAAATTCATTTAGCTAAACTACCAGAAAATGATCCAATCAAAGAAGGCGAAGGGGAGAAGGATACGCCTAAAGGTAAGAAATAAAGAGATCACTCACTATTGTGATGAGTGTAAGAACAAAGACCAGTCTAAGTTCTCAAGGGACAATCAAATCATAGACCCAGGGCAAACTGAGTGGATAATAGACTTAGTGTGTAGGGAGTGTGGAGCGAGAGAACCAGTAGACAGTCTTGTACTGCAGTGTTTAGAAATAGAAGAACAATTAACTGATTTAAATGAATCCAAAGACAATTCTAAAGCTAATGCTAAGGAAGAATAGTCCACAGCAAAGAATTAAAGAGTTTATAAAGGAATTCCCTCAATACAGAGGAGTGGCTATAAGAGAGTTTATGAAACAGAATCCTTATTGGAATCCTTTAGAGCCAAAGCCAGGACTAATACAAAAGATCAAAAACATATTTACTAAAAAATAAACCATGGAAGAGAAAGATTTACTATTCAAAGTAGGAGACAGACTAAAGCATGTCATAACTGGAGAAGAGTGTGTAATGGCAAGACTAATAGAACAAGTAGAAAAGAAGGATGAAGAAGATGAGGGAAAGATTGTATACTTTTACACTTTGTCTTCGGGATTAAAGGACAGCAATATGTATCCAGCAGAAACAGCGCATGGTTGTTTAACAAAAGCATAATGAAAAGATTAGAAGATTATTACAAAGAAGGAATGAAGCTGCCTTGGTGGTGGTCTGGACTAAAAGTGATGGCTGTAATGCAAGGTAGGATGTTGAATGACCTAGCAGAGAAGGTAGAAGAGTTAGAGAAGAAGAGAAAGATTGATATTAAGGAAGGAGACACGCTTGCAGTTCTGAGAGATGCTTTCACTCATTCAGAGATTGAGAAGATGACGAAGGCGATGAAATGTAACGTTATCGTGGTGGAAGACTTCGATTCGATGAAGGTAGTAAGAATAGATAGAGAGGTAGTTAGTCAGGAGATAATGAAAAGCACGATGGAAGAGCCTGATGTACCAGCATTAGATTAACCAAATAGATGAAGATAAGAAGATTTTTAAAATACTGGCTATGGAATAGATGGAGGTGTAAGCCTTTGAATCCAGAAGTATGGTCTCCAAAGATACAAGAGTATGTAAATGCAAAGTTATTAAGCAGTAAGATAAAGAAGTTTAACTTAGAGCAAGGAGACACTATAGACTTTCCATCTAATTTGTAACTAACTAACTAACCAAATAGAACATGGGGAAGAAGAAGTTGGAGGAGTGTCATCCAGCAGAAATGCCTTGTCAGATTGTTGACGAGAAGGAGCCGAAACCAGCGGAGATGCCATATGCGATTGTGCCAGATGATGCACCTATACCAGTTTAACCAAATAGATGATGAGATGCACTAAACGAAGAGTGATAGAAGCTATGAGACCTTTCTTAGAGAAAGAGAATATAGAGTGTACTATACAAAGAGGAGATAGCCTTGCTTACATAGAAGAGATTCCTAAAAGTGCTTATAGAACATTCTTCTTCACATTCACTAAGAACAACCACGTAGCCTCACTACAAATGCTTACGTTGAAAGAGTTTGTAAAGGACATGAGTTCACACTTAGGAAGAGTGGCGAAGATGTTTAAGGATTTGTAACTAAACAAATAACTATGAAGGAAGGACTTAGACTTGGAGATATTCTGTACCGTCGTGATGGAGCTTCTTTAGAACAAGCAGGCTACGTAGAAGAGATAAGAATAAAGGCAGGAGAACGTGCTTACGTAATAAAGCCGATAGACGAGGATTTGTAACTAACTAACATCTGTGGTATAATATAAGTACTTTAAATTGTAAATGGTATGCCGTTCACATCAGAAACAGCAAAGATAGAAAGTAAGAAAGCTCATGCAGCTAAGAAGGAATATAAAGAAAACCTTTGGGAGTTTATTGCTAGTGGTGGAATACAGTTGTACCAAGATAGGCTACAAAAGCAATACGAAGGAGTTGAGCTAACAAAGCCAGAGCAAGAAGCAATGGATCGTACTGAGAAGTTATTTCCTTTCGTTAAAGCTAGGAAGACTGACGTAACTACGGATGGAGAGAAGTTACCATCACCAATACTACCTCATGTTTGTAATAACAACAGCGACGGACAAGATAATGAAGATGGAGCAAAGGATTAGAGCAGTGCCTGGTGGTACTTCAGCTTCTAAAACAATCTCTATTCTTATTTATTTAATAGCTAGAGCACAGAGTGATAAGGCTATAACTTTAACAAGTGTTGTATCAGAGTCTTTCCCACATCTCCGTAGAGGAGCTGAGAGAGATTTCTTAAACATAATGCAGAAGCAAGGCTATTACAAAGACAAACTATGGGACAAGACCAATCACACGTACACATTTGAGACAGGAAGTAGAATCGAATTCTTTTCAGCTGACAGCCCCGATAAGCTCAGAGGAGCACGTAGAGATCGTTTGTTCATCAACGAGGCTAACAACGTGCCTTTTGACGCATTTGAGCAGCTTGAGGTAAGGACTAAGGAGTTTGTGTACTTAGATTGGAATCCGACTAATGAGTTTTGGTATTACTCTGATGTTAGAGATGATAGAGATGATGTAGAAGAATGTACGCTTACTTATAAGGACAACGAAGCATTAGACGAGAAGATTGTGGAATCAATTGAACAGCGTAGGAACAGGAAAGGATGGTGGCAAGTGTATGGACTAGGAATGCTGGGTGAGGTAGAAGGTAAGATATATAAGGATTGGAAGATACTTGATAAGATACCAGATGAAGCTAAGTTGATTAGGAAAGGTATGGATTTCGGATACAGTAACGACCCAACATCTATAGTAGACATCTACAAGTGGAACGGAGCTTACATCATAGACGAGATAACATTTAGGAAAGGATTGAGTAATAAGCAGATAGCTGACATTCTATTGATCGACGAGAACAACACTCTAACAGTAGCTGACTCAGCAGAGCCTAAGTCTATTGATGAGATAAGAGCCTATGGAGCTAACATAATCGGATGTAAGAAAGGTAGAGACTCAGTTAATCAAGGAATACAGTTAGTACAAGACCAAAGGATATTCATGACTAAGAGGTCAATTAACGTGATTAAAGAGTATAGGAACTACTTGTGGCTAACAGACAAGAATGGGAAGGTGTTAAATGTACCAGAACCAGGCTTCGATCATGCAATGGATGCAGTTAGGTACGCATTGACTACAATCTCTGTCAAAGACTCAACACCGTTCAGTGACTATGAGAACAAAGCTATGGGTTTTGCTGACCACGAAGCAGGTATAAGAAAGCACGAGATAGGAATTCCAGCCAAAGAATACAAAGAATACGCTAAAGCAGCTAAAGACTTAATCCTTAAGAAATAGGTACTTGACAACCTTTCCAACAAAGTTGATCCCAGCGGTGAGAGATGTTAAACTTTACAGGTATAAAACTAAAAGCAGATTATAACACAAACAATATGATTGATTACAAATTAGCAAAGAAGTTGAAGGAAGCTGGGTTTGAACAAAAAGGCAACGGAACAGTGATAGACGAACACGATAACGTTCAAACACTTCGCACTTCAGGATTTCAATTGTATTCTCCAACTCTCTCCGAACTCATAGAGGCGTGTGGGGAATCGTTTGATAGCTTAACTCTTTGTGATGGGGATTGGAGAGCTGACGGAATAGACCCAAACATTGGTTGTGTAGTGGACTGTTGTGGTGAACTAGGACAAGGCTCAACACCTGAAGAAGCAGTAGCTAACTTATGGCTAGAATTAAATAAACTAGATTAAACACAATATATAGTGTATAATGTATTCACAAACTACTAAACGTGGTTCCTCTAACCTGTTTTAATGGCTAATCAATATACTGGATCAAATCCAGGTCTCGACCCTGAAGTTAATCTTAACGTAGAAGATGGAAGAGACAACAAAGCTGTGCAGACTGCACTTAAGCTTCTTTCAACTAACTACACTCTAAAGAACGAACAAGACTCTAAGAACGAATTGATTCAGGAGATGTTCGAGAAAGGTTTTGAAGTTAAGAGTCCAGTCGGGCCGAAGAAGATCGCTTCAAAGAAGTTATACCAAGCAATGTGGCGTACAGCAGGTAGAATGAAGCCTTTAGACTTTAGTATTCATGGAACAGGAAGACCTGAAGTAATGGAGAAGATCACAACAATGGGAGTATCAACAGTAATGGACAGAGGAGGTTACGCAGCGTCTTTGAGAGATAAGAATGGTGCTTTCTTTAAACTATTGATGTACGGGGATGGATTCATTCAAATAGGTTCTAATCCAGAGAAAGACACTAATAGTCCTTTGAAGTATAGAAGTGTAAGTAATTCAAATGTATACGTTGATGCTTATGCAACCATGATGAGAAGCCCTACTGGATCAGGAGAAGTCAATAAGTGTTGTGTAATCTTTAGTTATCCATGGGCTGAGGCTGTTCAATTATTCCCAGAGCTTAAGAAGAAAGGAGGAGCAGGAGAGATTCCCCGAAGTCTGTATTCAGAGAAGGAACTTGAAAGACAATACGAACAAGAACATGAGTTAGAGACAAAGACAGAGATTGCATACTTCTACGACATCAACAATAAGAACTACACAGTATTCGCAGGAACATCTTGTACAGTATTGGAGGAGTACAATGGTGATGAATATCCGTTTACTAAAGGAGGTGAGCCTTACATTCCTATTAGTCAGTTTATATGTATGCCTTCAGCTAAAGGATTCTATAATCACGGTATTGGTTCAATGCTTTATGATTTAGCTTTAGTTTCTCAGAGGTTGATGAACATGGAAGTAGGACACATAGAAGATAACGTTTACCCAGTTACTTTGATGAACGTACCACAAGGTGAAGCTAGTAAATTCTTTAACAAACTTCAACTAGCACACGAAATGAGAGCAGCAGGAAAGAAAGGATACGTTGCAATGGAGTACGATCCTAACAATCCTAACGCAAGTCAAGCAAACGCCCAGAGTCTATTAACACAGAATTTATACAACGAATGGCAAGCTATATACGACATACTAGATAGAGAGATTAAACGTATGGGAATTTTCTTAGACGAAGCAGAAAGAGGAGCTAACGTAACAGCAACTCAGGTACTAGCGGAAGAGGAGAGTGCTAACGGATTCGTTAAACAGATTATGGAATACAACGCTAGTGAGACTAAACACTTGGTAGAGGTTACATTGGATTGTATTAAGAAGTTTGTAGGCAAGAAGGACAAGACTGCTTTGAATCTAACAACTAAGATTGATTTAGGTGAAGGGGATATGATCAGACCAGATGGAGTTACTTTAGGGATGGTGAAGGATGAGATCAGCAAACACAACTACTTTGTAAAGGTAAACGCAAGAACAGGAGCTATACCTTCAAACATCGTACAACAAGCACAGATTTCAAAAACACTACAGTTCACAAGGCCAGGAACACCAGCACACGCTAAACTTACATACCAACTAGCACAACTAAACGATAGGGATGTAACGATGGAAGAATTCAATCCACCAGCACCAGAGATGCCACAAGGAGCGCCAGGAGCTGCGCCAGAGGAAGGAGGTGTGACAGGAACAGACAGAGCAAAGATAAATGTTAGGCAACCACAATCTGAACCAGCACTATAAATGGACATACAACAGAACATTAAAAATACAGGACTTGATGTACGAGAGTGCGAGAAGGTCGTAGGTAACGAAGCGAATGTCACTAAACTTGCTAACTTCTTTGAGAAGAATGCAGCGCTATTCCATTTAATAACAGCCGATTGTTTACTAGATTACGCAATGGAGAACGAATACACAAAGGATGAGATGGTTGCTTATAGATTCGGATTAGGAGAGGTTGGGAAGTTTATGCAGAAGTGTTTAGAGGAACGAGAACAAAGGTCGCAGCCAGTGCCTAAAGATTAGGTATTGACTGGGACACTTGTCCTAAATGTTCTTTAAAACCCAAGATCTATGTCTGAAGACAAGACACACGAAGACGGTGAACAGCTCTTTGACACCGTTGACGATGATGCTGCCACAGACGCAGCAAATGACACTGACTCCACTGAAGAGAGTGAAGCTAGTGAACAGGAGCAAGACACTCTTGATCTCGATGACAAGAGTACGACCTCAAAAGCAGAGGAAGCTAAGCAGAAGCAGATCAATGCTTGGCAAAGTAAGCTTGATGAAGGTAAGGCAACGATCACTGATCTTCCAGCAAATCTACGGTGGTTAGCCCCTCACCTCACAGAGCCTACTGCCAAGAAGCCTGAAGCTGACATCACTCGACTGGTTAATGAAGCCATTGCCGAGCGAGAAGAGTTAGGGAAGTTTATGCAAATGAAGGCTGGACTGTCTGAATTGAATCTGACCAATGCTCAGAAAAAGGAACTAGAAGTTGAGTTCAAAGACTTACGTTCTAGTGGACTAACGCAATCGAAAGCTTTAGAAAAAGCTATGAAACTTGCTGGAGTCGATCCTGATGGCAGGAAGATGGACGCTTTAAAAGCTAAAATGTCTATGCCAAAGGAATCCTATTACTCTGTTGGGCTTACTGGAGAGAAAGTACCTGCGCCAGGTAGTGATGCTTTCAAGAAACTAAAACCAGAAGAGCGGGTCAAAGTCTTAGAAAGGTTACGAACCAATCGATAGACTTAATAAGGTAGAAAAGGACGTTAAAAATTATAATTTAACGTATTTCTACTATGGCAAACGCTATTACAGCTTTAAATCCAGAGGTATGGAAACCTATGGTACAAGATTATCTGAACAAGATGCTTGTAGCGAAAGAGATATGTAACACTAAATGTGAAGCATACCTTTCAAGTGGAGACCAAGTAAACTTTCCGTATGTAAGTGATGTTCGTGTACAAGACTACACGCAAGGTACAGACGTTACAATGGACGATCTTTCAGCAGTACAGAGTTCTTTGACTGTTGATCAATCTAAAATTGCTAACTTCATCCTTGATCCAGTACAAGAGAAACAAGCTTTGGCTGACTACGGTGCAGAATTGGCTTACCAATCAGCATTCCAACTAAGAAACAACATCGACCAAACAGTATTCGCTACAGGTGTAGCAGGTGCTAACAACACGGTTGCAGGTGGTTCTTTGACTACCTCAACAGTCCTTTCTAGACTTAATGAATCTTACGCAGAACTTTACAGACAAAACGCAACTGATGCGCCTTTGTTCGCTGTAATCGATGCTCACACAGCTACACTCCTAACAGAGACATTCGTAGCTAACGGATTCCAAGAAGCAGACACACAACTAAGAAACCAATTCCGTGGTAAAGCTGCTGGATTCAACTGTTATGTTTCAAACAACCTACCAACAAGTGTAGTGTTGACAGTTGACACACAACCTAGCAACACAGATACATTCACGCTTCTGGGTGAAACTTGGACATGTGTAACTGATGGTACTGCTGCGGCAGCAGGTGAAATCAATATCGGTGACGGTTTGGCTGACTTCAAGGCAATTTTCTTAACAGCTATTAACGGAACGACTCCACCTTCAGCTAACGATTATATCGATTTAGCCGCAGAAGGACGACGTAAGTATCAGAATGCACAGCTTACTGCAGGTGCATGGTCTACACACGACTGTACTTTGACTTGTTACGGAAAGATGGCTCCAGCTGAGACATTCACAACTGGCACAAATGTATTCGCTACAGAAACAGGGACAATGCTAACTGGAAGACAAGGAGCAATCTCTTTGGCAATCCAAATGATGCCTGAACTGTACATCCGTGAAGAACCTAAACAGCTCGCTAAGAACTACCTAACTCACGTTCTATTCGGTGATGCGGTATTCTTCAGAGACGCTTACAGACTTGTGAACATCACACACAACGTACAATAATATTATTTCGAGTTACTAGAGTGGGGAACATGGCCACTCATACTATCCTGGACTCATAACAAACTATTTTATGGCAAAAAATCCATTATATGTGGAACAAGTGAATTGGAGCGATGACGAAACCCAGCAACCTATTGCAGACGGAGAAATCCGTTATGTAGACGGTACAGGTTTTAGGTTTGGTCAGGAAGGTTCAATTTATACTTTCCAAACGTCATCTTCGGGTGGCGCTAGTCTAGCACTAGACAATCTGGTTGGAGTAGCTATCAACACTAGCTTAGTTTCAGACGCAGATTCAACTGACGACCTAGGTTCAAGCTTGATTTACTGGGCTAATTCTTATGTCGACAGAATGTATGTGAATGCTACATCTTATGTTGACGGTGGAACTGCTGGAACATTTAGCATCGTAGGAGCTGCAGATGTTAGTGGTGCTTTAACGGTTGATCTTGGATCTACACTTACAGGTAACGTTGCTTGTGGTGGAGACCTTGACGTAGATGGCACGCTTACTGTTGGAGGATTCGCTACTGATGCTGTGGTTGCTGCAACTGCGGCGACAACACTTACACTAGACGGGACAACTTCAGGTGGAGTGAACATTTGTTCAACTTCAACTGGTGGAATCACTCTAGGTGACGACACAACTCTTGCAACAGGCAAGAACTTCACTATAGTAAATGGTGCTTTCGGCATCACAGCAGGAAGTGCAACTCTTACTGATGGTGACTTCGTAAGTGCTGAAGGTAAGATCACACTAGATTCTACCGCAGACGACCAAAGTTACATCAAACGTAACGTGGCTGCTACTACAGGTCCATTGCTTGAGCTTGAAGACACTAACGCTTCAGCTGATAACGAAACGTTATTGATTGATTCTAACGGTACTGGAGCAGTTGGATCTGTTGTAATCGACCACGAAGGTACAGCGGACGCTATTACCTTAACTTCTTTAGCTGCAGGAGCTAGTCTTATCAAAGCGACTGGTGAAGCTGCTACAGGTACAATCCTTGAAGGTATTTCTGCTGCTAGTGCTACTGTCTCTGCATTAACTCTTACAGATACAGGTACTGGTGCAACTGGATGGCTTGGCGCAGACGGAGTAGGTATCGCACAAATAACTTGTGACGGTAATTTGGCTCACGCAAACGCTTCTTGTATGCTCATTGAGTATTCAGGTACTGGTGCTGCGACTGGTCTCGGTACTTCACTTAGAATCGTAGATACTGGTGGTACTGCTACTTCTTATGCTGCATATATTAGTGCAGCAACTGGAGAAGCTTTGAGAGTAGACGCTGGTAATGTTCTATTCGACGAAGATTGTGACATCGGAGCTGCTTGTACAGTAGGTACAACTCTTGGAGTTACTGGTACTACTGCGGTGACTGGAGGAATCATTGGTGCTGTGTTCCATACTGGAACAGGTATCACTGCTACTTCTGGACCAGGTGCAGTAGCGGTAACTGGAAGAATCCACGAAATCACAACAACAGGTGCTGGAGACGCAATGACTCTAGCGAACGGTACGGCTGGACAACGCTTAACAGTGCTTTATGTCGCTGAAGGAGCTGGAGCTGATACCGCAGTGATGACACCAACTACATTGGCTGGAGGCACTACAATCACATTTAATGCACTCGGTGACTCTTGTGACCTTACTTATTCTGCAACAGGTGGATGGTATATGACAGGAGGAACTGCGACGCTTGCATAATCAATTTGATCTTTCTTGAAGGGGAGGGGGCCGAGCAATCGGCTCTCCCCAAGAGAGATTAAAAACTACAATCTAACAAAACTTATTATGGCAGGAGGATTACTAAACAACTTGCAACAACTAGATGTGTCAGAACAAAGACGTATGCCTGTAGACAATATAGGAGCTGATGCAATCTTTGACGTTGTGGGTGAAACATTACAATTTTACTATTTCAACGCAGGAGTCTTAACAATTGACGCAGGTGAGGCAGCAGGAACAACAATCGTAGGTAAATTGCTCTACAGGAACGTTAAGAGTAGCCTAGGAGACGTTGTAGGACACTATAACGATACTTCAGTCACTTTGACGGGTGGAACGACTCTAGTGACATTGAGAGAGTTTCCAGCACTTATTGCTGAGGACGCAGAAAGAAACGAATTTACTTTAGCGGCTAAAGCTGCAGCTATCGTGAATAAGTTTACAGAAGGAGAGTATTGTATCGACCACAGGACAGGTACAGTTTACGGTCTCAAAGGGGATGCGAATGTAACTGATACAGTAGGCTATAAGGTTGAAACAACAGTTTCAGGGGGAGCAGGACCAGCTAGTGATGTGAATTTGACTAAAGTGGCAGGAGTAGCAACAGCAGCAGGTTCAGGCGTTTTAACAGGAGGAACATTAAGAGTAACAGTAGCAACTGATGATACAGTAGCTACAGACCTAACAGCAATTAAGACAGCTACAGAGCTTATAGACGATACCGTCGCAGTATTAGGAACAACTACTTATACAGAGACAACTTCTAAAGGTCTTACAGTTGGTGCGGTTAGGAACGACACTTTGGCAGCATTAGCAGACACGGACAACGAAATAGCGCCTTTGCAGGTTGATGCAAAAGGAGCATTGTATGTAACAGTAGATTCGGCTTCAGGACAATACGCAGATAAGGATGCTTTCACTCCTGGTACAAGTATAGGTAACGCAGTATTCGGTCAATATATAGCAGCAGGAGATAATGTAGCTGACAGACAAACAGGTATTCTAGCAATGACAATCGACAGACACATGATGGTACAAGCTGACGGGTATGATTCAGGTACAGATTCGCAGAAAGTTTATGAGGTAGCGCCATTAAATACTGCGCACGTTGAGGAAACATTAGCTACTGCTACAGGTCAAGGCAATGCTACAACTTACTACTACTTCGATATGGACGGGTATACCAAATTCGGACTTCAGATAATGAATACTGACGGAGGTGCTGGAGATAATACCTATACCTTGGAAGGAACATTGGAAGATAACGGCACAGTGGCGGCAAGTTGTGATTATATAGATATTTCTACTGATTATACAGGAGGAGGTTCTTGGAGTACGGCAGCAGGTAATTTGAACGCAATCATCCAAGAAGACGACGGCGTAGCTTACAAGTATGTCAGGGTGAAAGTTGTTCGTGCGAATGATGGTGGTGGAACAGACGGAGCTTGGGAAATATTCTTGAAGAAACTTTACTAATAATTAACCAAATAAATTATGACTGATAGAAGTTCAAAAGATTATGTTCCTTCGGCAGACGCAACGTCTAACATTCAGGAACGTGATGTAGTCGGCAACAAAACAGACGCAGCAGCAGCAGGGGCGGTGAGTGCAACGGAATCATTGATGGCTTACGCCAAACAGAATGTGACTAACTCGGAAGCAATCTTGCTTGATACCGACACGACGATCCCAGCAACAATCACTACTCTTGATGGGTATCACGATGTTCCTACTAAGGACACGGCTGATAATAACCAAATGAGAGATGTTCTTGGGAACAAAACAGACTCAATCTCAGGTAATTCCGTAATGTCTAACATCGCAGCTAATTGGGGCGGGTCAGTGTCAACAACGAACACGCTTGATGGTAATGGAGCGCAGAACGATAATCTGTTTACCTTTACAGGATTTATAGAGATTTTGAATATAGTATTAGTTCCAACTAACGTTACGGACGCAACAACCGTTACTACTTGTTATTTCGATGCTTGGGACGGAGCTAACAGCGTTGATATTACCGCAGCAGGAGGTACAGATTTGTCGGGTGTTACACCTGGTTCTCTAGCACTTAAGAATGGGGACAACACAGTTGCCTTGTCGTTGAACACAAGTGCTCAAGTTAGAGCCATAAATGATGCTAGAGCTGGATTGACACTTGTTGCAAAAGGGGGAGCTACCAACTATATCAGGTTCAACTTCACTGGTGACGCAAATACTGACGTAGATACGATGGTGATTGTGGTTTACAGAGCGTTGAGTGCTGATGGTGGAGTGACAGCAGTATAATAATTTAACCAATTTAAAATGGATTACACAAAAGTATGTCCGAAACTAAGCAAACACATACCTGAAGAAACTATTCAGGAAGATACTACTAAACCTGAAAGTACCGAGGCTACAAAGCCTATAATGACGAAAGGCAAAGTAGAAGAAGCTTACAAGTACATTAAATCCCAACAAGGAGGAAAGGCCGAAGGTGACGAAGCTTATGTTGGGAAAGGTGATGGACAGATTGCGAGCCTTGTAGGTTTGACCGAAGGGCAAGTGCAGGAATTGAAGAAAGAATTCCAAGCTTACGCAAGTTGGACAGAGCCAGTTGAAGCAACTAAATAACCTAATTATATTATGGGAATAACATACCCAAACATACCAGCAGAAGACGCGGTTTTTCGAGAACAGTTCATAAACAACCAGTATGTTGCTGACAATGGAGTTGTTTTAACAGATGCCCCTGTTGTTAATAATGGAATGACGTTGAATGGCACTTCTCAATATGCGACACCAGCGGATGAATACAAATATAGCTTTGGAGATGGGGCTACTGACAGTCCGTTTTCAATAGAGTTTTTCGGGATTATGACTGACGCTACGTCTTTTATAATTGCGTCAAAAGGTGTGAATAATGTCGATGCAGAATGGTTGTTTTACGTGGCTGGTACGGATAAAGCCTTTGTCCAATGCCATGATGAGAGTGTGGCAGATTGTCGTATAGGACGGGCTTATAACACAGCGTTGACTTCTTATGAGGGGCAGATGATTCACCTTGTGGCAACTTACGACGGTTCGTCAACGGAGGCAGGATTGAAAATATATCTTAATGGAAGCCGAGTTGATGATGTGAGTGGAGGTAATAGTCAAGGAGGTTATGTCGCAATGGAGAAACAGGGGCATGATGTTTGGTTTGGGAGATACTCTGGTAGTTATGCGGATGGACAATTTAGAGGAGTTAGTATTTATGATAAAGAGCTTACCGAGGGTGAGGTTTTAGACAAATACACACAGCTGACTTTCAAAGAAGTTAAGCCTGAAAGTGCAGAGATATGGCTACCTTTGAGAACCCATTATGATGACGGAGCTAATGAGGTTACTCCAAATTTAGGACACGTAGCTACTGACCAGTGCTTTTGGGGAACGGGTGCAGGAGTTGATGAACCTACCTTATTACCTAATAACGGAATAGAGTTAGACGGTACAAATGACCACCTTGAGATACAACAGAGTGCACAATTCAATGATGTCTTTGAGAAAGATTCTCCTCACAGTTTTTCTTTCTTATTCAGAACAACCAAGACAGCTGTTTCGGTATTGTTTAGTAAATCTGACCCAGCGGCTACTTATAAAGGTGTGGCTGTTAATTTTAGTGCCAGTGGCTTGATTGAGTATAGGGCTTACGAGAATGGAACTGTGACAGGTTTAAGAGCACATACTGATACTGCATGGAATGATGGTATGTGGCATAGTGCGACTGTTGCTTATGACGGAAGCGAGACAGAAGCAGGTATCAGTTTTTATGTGGATAGAGAGAAGCAAGCACAGACAAACGATGGATTATCTGGGTTTACTGGAAGCATAGTGAATACATCAGGCATGTGGATAGGGGAAGCTTCTTATGGTGGATTGAATTTTGGTGGAGGATTGAAGTTTCCGACTGTGTTCCCTTATGAGGTAACTGAAACACAAGCTAAATGGTTGCACGATTTAATGTTTAGAAATTTTAACTTATAAATATGACAAAAATTAAGGACAAATACCTAGCGAATATAGTTGGTAACTGGTTAAAAGATGGTAGTTTAGCCGACCTTTCGGGGAATGGGAATGATGCAGCTTTAAATGCAGGTTCAACATATTGGGAGAATACTAAAAGAGGAAGGGTGCCAAAGCTTAACGGGACAGACACAGAAATTCAAGTACCTTATAATGCTGTTTTTGATACGTCTGGCTTTGACTTTTCTATAAGCTTCTGGTGTTATCAAGAGGAAAACGATGCAACCATAAGAACGCTGGTCGGAAGATTGTCAGTAAACGAGGGGTGGTGGTTTTACACCAGTAGTGGGAATATAAGTGTTAGGATAGGAGATGGAGGAGGAACCGCTACTGCTACAGGGACATCGGTATTATCAGCTAAAAACTGGGTGTTTGTGACACTCACCTATGCTAGAGCTACGGCTGATTTTAATTTATATGTGGATGGGATATTCGTAGCAACAGCAAATAACACTTATGACGATTATGCTAATGCAAAAATTGGATTAGGAGTAGAAAATGATGGAGGCTCACAATGGCTTAATGGAAGTGTTCAAGATGTTATTGTTTGGAAAGGGGTAGAGTTTACAGGTGCAGAAGCCTCTCAATTATACGAAGAAGGGTTACAAGAAGCACATTACGACAGAGTTGATATTAAACAGTTAAGCGACCCAGCAAGAAACCTAATGCCTGATGGTGATATGGAAGCTGTAGGCGTGGCGGACTATGTTGTGTTCAACAATGCTAGTTTAGCAAAGGAAACAGATACACCACATTCAGGTAGTCAGTATTTGAAGGTATCTTATAATGGTACGGCTGGACCAGGGGCAAGAGTGAATGATACAGTAGAGGTTGGCAAGACCTACAGATTTAGAGGTTGGGCGAAAAGTGATGGTACATGGACACCACAGATAAATGACTTCACAACAACTTTGTGGACTGGAACATTATCGACTGACTGGCAGTATTTTGATTTTGTTAAGACTTGGGATAATTCTGCTAAAGATTTTTTATTATATCATTCTGGACAAACATCAGGATATACGGCTTGGGATGACATAACTGTACAAGAAATACCTAATTCCGACCCAGTTTACATAGCTGATGGTAAAGGGTGGAACGAATCTGTAGGCAACGTCACGTCAAACTTCTTGGAGAATACGGGTTGGGATATAGAGAGTGGGACTTGGCAGGTAGATGATACGGGTAATGGAGATGGAACGAAGCAAATAACTTGCGTAAGTGCTGGAATAGTATCAATACCGATGCAACAAGCCTATGGGACTTGGGAATTTGACGTATATAAGACAGCAGACGCAGGTTCGGCTGTTTTCGTGTTAATGTCTGATATTGTTGGGACTTTGGGAACTGACACTAATTCGTATTACTTCAACTTTGCTAGTACGGAGAAGTTTGAATTATATAGAGACACTTCTGGCACAACACTTTTGCAACAATCTAGTGGGACTTTCTCTTTAAACACTTGGTATAGAATTAAGATGACCCGTAATGGTTCAACTTGGGTAATGTACCACTCAACAGATGGTGGGCAGACTTACACTCAAACACCACTAGGGTACGCAGTAGCAGATGCCGCTCCTCATACTGATTCTAGTGTGTCGTTCGCTTGGTCAACAGCAGCAGGGGGTAAGTACCGTGACTTCAAATTTAGCCCAATAATCCAATAACTATGCCTGGAATACAAATACTTGAAGAAAAACTAAAATCCCATTACAAGGAAGACAAGCAATTTCAGGCAATGATATTAGGTGACATAAAAGGACTGAAAGCGGATATAGTTATAATAAAAGACAATCATCTCAATCATATCCACGAAGAGATAACTGGTCTAAAGATAGTGGCTAGTGATAATTCAAGAGATATTAAATGGCTGACAAAGATTCAATGGTTTCTATTAACAATTAGTTTCACTACCTTAATAGGGATAGTAGTAAATACATACTTAACAATTAAATAATGGCAATCACCGCACAATCAGCATACGACGCATATAATCGTCTAAAACGTGACCTTACAGACGTTCCTTTAGCAACTTTTTGGGAATGGACAGACTTCATCAACAAGACTGCCTACAGGAAGTTAAAAGGAATTGATCCAGAAAGGTACATTGATCAGGATACAACTTATTCAGTAAGTACTAATCCTAGTACACAAGCTTTACCAGCAGACTTCAGAGACATAGAAGAAAAAGAATGTGGTTTCTATTATGTAGATACAGAAGGAGATAATACCGAAGTTAGATTGGCAAGACTTCCTTTCGGCTCAAAAGGCAAAGGGTATTACATACAAGGCACAAATGTCGTCTTTACAGGCATTGAAAGCTCAGAAACGTACCGACTACGGTATATTCCTGAAATAACGACGATAGACGCCTCTACGGACTATTTTACACTAGATACGAGCGTGAGTGGTGCAGAAATCATCCCAGACGACTTCTTAGAGTATATTGTTAAGGCTGTAGACGTTTTGTATGACCAATGGGATGAAGACATAGGAGCAGAGAGTTTCGCAGACGCTAGGTTTGTGAGGATTATGGACGAACTAGCAAGGAATTTCAAAAAGGAGCCAATGGCTTACAGTTTACCAGATTCAACACTAATATATTAAAATATGTACACGCCAATAAATGTTAAAGGTTATAAGGGTTCGCCAGTGAGTGCGACTACTCTAATGGGTTCTAAAGGAGAGAATATTAGAGACTTACCTCAATTATTAAATCCAGAGTTCGCTCAGGTTATTAAGAATTACCTAGTAACAGCAGAAGGAAGACTCGAAAAGAGAGGAGGTTTGTCGAAGATATTCGAGGTAGCAGGTACTGATCCTGTGACTATGTTAGAGAAATGGACAGATGATATTTACATCTTTGGTTATGCGACTACAGTTTCGGCTTATACTAAATCGACAGACACAATTACACCGATTAAAACTGACTTTACTGCAAATCTTGGATTCTTTGGAGCGAGATATGGTAGTTACTTCTTTGTTTCTAACGGCATAAACGGCATTTGGAGAATAGACGACACCTTGACAGAAGCTCATGTAGTGGCAAGTCCTGCTGTAGCTACTTATTTAAGAGTGGTTGGAAACAGGTTGTATTGTGCGGTAAATGATTCAATATACTATTCGGAAGTAGACGATGGAAGCGATCCACCTTTTGACGGTTGGACAGTAGATACTACAGCTACAGGTGCAGGGATTGTTTCTTACAGAAATGGTCAAACAGTCAGGTCAATTCACGCTTTCGGTCCAGATATATTCGCTTTAGCTGATGACGGTAAATGGGCATTTAGAATAGATCAAATAGACTCTAGTGGTACGATTAGCAAGGTAGATATAACTACAATGTATAGAGTAGACTCTGGAGGTAGTAGAGCGTCAGAGAGTACAACAGAAGGTATTTTCTATGTCAACGAATCAGGATTATGGCAATTAGTACAAATAGGTTCGATGGATCTTCCTCAAAGCGATCAAGAGGCTAATGTGAGTATTTTACTAGGAGCAGAGTTCTTTGATGGACTTGATCTTTCTAATGCTGATATGGTTTACGATGCTAGAAGAAGGATTATTTTGATTACTTGTGCAAAGGATTCCTCGACTAACAATTACGTGATTGCATATAACGTAGACCACAAGAGTTTCGTAGAGTTTAGCGGATGGACTATTAACAGATTTATGAGTGACGATGGCGTTGTTTATGGAGGTAGTAGTACTTCGACTAAAGTTTACGAGTTATTCCAAGGATTTGATGATGACGGGCAACTTATAGGAACAGAGTTTAGGCAAGAACTAAAACTAGGGGATTTGTTCACGAGACAATTCTTAAAAGGATGTTATGTTCAAGGTTACTTGAGTCCTAGCACAGAAATTAGTGTAAGATTCGACATATATGATGTGACGGGGAAGCCTGTTAATGACAAACTAAGGTTTTTATGGACAGCTCAAAGGTCTAAACTAGGAGAAGATGGATGGGGAACAGCAGCTTGGGGGACTTCTGGATGGGGAGGTGACATTGACTACAGTAATCTAGTAGAGAGTTTCGACGGATGTAGACCTTTTATAAGAAATTTCCAAAGAGTAATTTTACATATAACTTGTAGTGACAAGCTCCCACACGCTGTGAATTGGGTGTCGTTAGAGTCACAAGTTAAAGCTCCAATCAGGAGACGCAAAATGATTAAACAATAACCAATATACAATGGCAAATGCAACAGTTCTACCAACCTTAGCCCAAATAGTTTTCTTTCAGTGGGCAACACCAACTGCGCCTAGTCCAAAGCTAAGTGCGCCAGTCGGACCATCAGACACAACCTTAACCTTCACTTCGGCTCCGCTAGATACAGCAGGGGCAGTAGTAACGGAGGCATTCCTTATGGGAATCCGTAACGATGAAGGATATGTTGAAACGGTCTATGTTCCAGCAGGAGCTTTGAGTGGAGATGGATTAACAGCAACAGGTGTAGTGAGAGGAATCGAACTTTCAGGATTAGATTGGACAGCAGGAGATTCTAATAACGCAGCAACACACCAACAAGACTCGCCTATCTTCTGTAACATAACAGGAGTAATGCAAGCTATTCAGTTCGCAGCAATGCAAGGAACAATAGCAACTGGTGGATCAGGACTCATTATGGGAACAGACGCAGCAGGTACGGTGACTATTTCGAGATCAACAGGAGCAGGTACTAACGCTCCGTGGTTAAGATACAACAATACGGGAAGTGAAGTAGAGTTTTCAGATGACGGAGTAGCATGGACAGCGATTAACGACGTAACAGCTAGTAATCTAGTAGATATAAGTGCAGCAGACACGACTCCTGGCTATTTAGGAGCTAAATTAGTAAGTGCTACTGGAGGAATTGATTTCAACATCCTAGGAGCAGGAGCAAATGAGACTTTAAACCTAACTGTAGACTTGAGTGAAGCAGGTGTAACGCCTGGAACTTTAGCAGGTGTTGTTTCTGATGTAACAGCTACTATGGACGAAATCAATCAGTCGTTAGATGGAATAAGTGCTAATGTAACTGATACAAATTTAAACACTTTAACAGCAGGGGCAGCAAGTGACGCCTCGGCTTTACATACACACGGTGGAACAGTGGTTGCTTTAACAGCAGGAGAAACGATAGATGGTTCAGTTACTCCGCAAGCAGTCTGTATGTCTGGTGAGGGCAGAGATTGTTATGCACTTACCTATTCAAATGGAGATTACGGAGATAGTGTGGGTGCGTTTGCATCACTCACTTTTGGTAGTGCTGACGCTACATTCAAAAGGTCGCAGAGTTTCACTTATACAAACGCTGACTGTACGACCATAACCGTTAGAGTCGCAAATGTTAATATCCGTAAAGAAGGTGCGCCAACAGACAATGTAAGAATAGTAATTTATGATGATGATACTAATAAACCTGGAAGTGCTATAGCGAATGGTGAATCTACTTGGGTATCTGGGACAGGCTTCACTACTGCTGCTAGTGACATTAAACCACAAGAATTTGTTTTTGCTACGCCTCCTACGATAGTATCAGGTACTAAATATCATTTAGTCTTGGAAAGGGAAGGCGTAATTGATGCTGTTAATTATTACGCAGTACAACGCAATAGTAATTCTTTCAATATAAGTAATTATCATAGTACCTATACCGCTTCAACAGGTGTTTGGTCTGCTGGCATAACTGGTAACTCTGGTTGGTTTTATATGTATATTGAATTTCAATTAACTGGTGGCAAGATATTTAAAGCTGATTCTAATGTTGATAATAGGGCTAGAATGAATTTTATAGGATTTACAACCGATAATGTTACAGCCGACGACACTGTGAATGTTATAACGAACGGAACGGTTGCTATGACAGTAACAGAGGGTGCGCATTATTGGGTTGATACCACGGCTGGTGCAATTACCGATACGATACCTACCAGTCACGGAATTATTGAGGTTGGACAAGGTGGAGATGGAGAATTGTTGATAAACACATCGCCATTAAAGAAGTATAGTGCTTCAAGAAACTTTAGTTATAGCGGAAACGCAGAGACAGACAAGATAGACGTAACTTTTTGGGCAGCAGGTGGTACTCACAGTTGGGTTATACCGTGCGGACTTACTCCTTTGGTAAACAACTCCACCGTTACTAATGGAACTATTGGCACAGCGGCTCAAGGATGTTTTTACGCAATAGCTACTCAGGCTGGAGGAGATATGAATACGTTGGTGGTAAATGCAGTAGGACAATAAACAATTAACTAAAAATATATGGCAAAACTATACAGAGATCAGTTTAAATCTAGGGCTGAATACAAGGCCGCTTTAGCTGCTCAAAAAAAAGACATTCCGAAGGTGGAACCAATCAAAATTGACACAGAAAGCGTGAAGCCTGCTGTAACACCACCAAAGAAAACTGACTATGGTAGTTCTAAGGATTACGCCAAAGGAGTCCAAGAGTGGAAGAGTCAACAAGCCACGCCAGAGGTTCCCGAGGTAGCTCCTGATCAACCACAATCACAAGGTACTGGAGTCTTTCAAGAGAAACCAGGAGGAGGATGGCAAATAAAAGATCCGTCTACAGGTAAGCTCTATAGTCCAGATTCTCCTAAAGGAAAAGAGTTAGCTGGTGATCAAGGACTTCCTGTTAAAGACACTCCTTACCAAGGACAAGCAGGATTCGCTTATGATGATCAAGGGAATGTAGTTGGACTAGGTTCAGGAACAGAAGACAATCCGTGGTATCCTTATAAAAATTATGATGATTATGTGAAAGCTACGGCAAGTGGTGATACGGCTGGAACGGCTACTCAATTTGAAGACCTAGGATTCGGAGATGCTCCTTTTTCTACTTTAGAAGAATATTTTCAAGGTTATTTACAAGATAAACAGGCAGGAGAATTATCTTATTTGGAGAAACAAAACGAATTGGCTGGTAAATTAGAATCAGAACAAGCATCACAAGCAGGTGAATCTCTAGAGTCAAGTGTAGCTTCTGTAACAGCAGCATTGTCTCCAGGAAGAGAAGGTGTTGTGAGTGAAGGCGTTATGGATCCAGAAACAGGAGAAATTAAAGGAGGAGCTAAGGGCGTAATAAGTGTATTCAAAAAGAACGTAGACAGGAAGTTAGGAATCATAAAATTACAACGACAAAAAGCTGAAGGACAAAGAAACCAAGCAATAAAGAGTTTGAAACGTGCGCAGGAGATGGAAGACTGGGACTCTGCTGCTAAATACAAAGCAGCTATAGCTCAAGCAGACGGACAAATCCAACAAGCAGCAATTGATCAAATAGATGCCGAAACAGCATTTGCAGAGCAATCAATGAAGATGGCTGAGACTGTTAATACGGTAACAGAAACAACAGTTGCCAACATGGAAGCTATGGGAGCATCAATAGTCAACCTTACAGAGGCAGATTTAAGCAACATGATTCAGAACACAAATTTAAGCATGCCTGAAGCTTTAGCATTGCAATCAGCTATTAAGTTGGAGGCTGAAGCCTTAGCAACCAAGGATGAAGCTGAACGTGATTACAAACTAGCACAAGCGGAGAAGTTAAGAGAGGACATTAAATATATTGGTAAGCCTTCTCAAGTACAAGAATGGGAGTTCTACAGCGCATTATCTGATACTGACCAAGAGAAATTCAAAGAACTCAAGAGGGCCAATCCTAATTTCCAATATCAGGAGATGGACGATGGTAGGTGGTTGCAAACTGATCCTACTGGGAAAACTCCACCAAAAGTTGTGTATACGCCTGAAGGCGAAGGTGGTGGCTTTCAGGGGGCGTGGGGAACTGTAAATGACGCATTGTCTGTTCCAGATGGAACGCCAATAGATCCAACAACAGGAGAACCAGCTATAGACTCATGGAATGGTAAGACTGGAAGTATACAATGTGCGCAGTTCGTGAATAGGTATACTGGATTAACGATGGGTGATGATTACGACTCTAAAATAAACGCAATACAGTCTATTTCAGTAGACAGCCCACAGGCTGGAGACATATTCGTTTCACCTTATGGAGACAATGTTGGTCATGCAGGATTCGTTGTTTCAGTTAGTGATGATGGGGGTACGGTTACGGTTAAAGATGCTAATTATGTTGAATCTGGGAAAATAGGCACACACGATATGTCAACAGACGGTATGAAGTTCGGCAGACCTAGTGGTGGCACTAACCCAGAAGAAGCTTACCCAGATTTCTGGGAAGGTTTAACCCCAAAGGAACAAGGGGCATTTTCGGCTTTGTCCTCTGACGACCAAAGCAATATAAAACAACTACTGAACGGTGACGTACTGTTAGCAGACTTAATGGCAAGTAGAGGAATGGAAGGTTCTAAGGCTAGGCAGAAAATACTACAGCAAGCACAGAGTGTCGATCCTGATTTTAGTGAAAACACAAACAAGATTAGGTATGAGTTTAGAAAGAAATGGGATTCAACTGAGAGTTCTGTCGGTAAAAACAAGTTATCTATCAACACTGCTTTGGGGCATTTGGCAGACGTTAAAAAGATGACCCAAAATTTAACTCCTGACGACATACAAGAACTGAATAAACTGTCCAACTGGTGGAGTGCGGAAAGTGGTAATACAGAGATTGTTAATCTCCAATTCGGATTAGAACAACTTGCAACCGAAATAGCAGCCGTATGGAAAGGGACTGGAGCTGCTCCTTCTGAATCTGAAATAGAGAATCAGAAGAGACTACTCGGATTACAGTTTTCAGAACAACAATTTGAAGGAATATTGAATACAGCGTCTGAATTCCTGTCCTCTAAGATTACGGCAGCCAGGTATTCTTACAAGTCTACAATGGGGAAGGAATATGCTCAAACTATTATTGATCCAGAAAAGAAACAAGCCTTAATAGACGCAGGAATTGACCCAGATTCAATAATTAAAGAGAACGTGCCTATGACACCCGAAGAAAAACAACAACAAGCAGACCTCGACCTTTACAACAAGTCGGTGGAAGACAGTAAATATGTTCCAGATAGTATAGATTCAATTAAATGGTAACCAAAATATAATGATACCTACAACACAAACAAAACCGCAAAAACCAGCCGATATGTCCATGTCAGATTATAACTTTATGATGGCAAAGCAGGCTGAAGGAACTAGCTTTGAAGACGCTAAAGCTGCTTTGGTACAAACCAAGAAGGCGTATATGCAAGAGCAGGCTCCTTTCACAAGTTCTTTGATGCCAATGCTTCAACCAGGAATAGATGCAGCGAAAGAAAAACAAGCGCAAGTGGAATCTATCCAAAATGTTCCACAAACAGGAGTCACTCCAGAAGTAACGAAATCCGTAATGGATATTACGCAAGAGTCGCTGACCAAACCAAGTCCAGAGAAACAACAGATGATTGATTTTATCATGGAAACGAAAGGATTGTCAGAAGCTGATGCAAAGACGATGATGAGCCAGGAAAGCCCAGATATTATTGGGCAAGCGAAACAAGGTCTTTCTACTATAGGAAGTGGCGTTAAGGACATTTATCAAGGAACTACAAACGAAAATGCGGAAGAAGGGATTATGCAGAGTGGCACAGGTTGGTCGAAAATAGCAGAAGGAACAATAGGAACTCTTCTAAGTCCGATTAGTGGAACTTTGAGCAACTTGCCTTACGGGAATGAGATTGCTGCTTGGACGGTCGGGTTGCCATTAACAGTTCCTAGAGAAATTTATAGTCATATAGTTGATTATGGATTGGAAAAGGCTGGTATCGTTGAAGGCACACCAGAATATGAAGACATCAAGGCTCAATGGATGGCTCCTGTTGACGTTGGACTTATGGGATTAGGATTAAAAAAAGGCAAAAAAGCTGCCGAAACAGTTGTAGAACCAGTTGGTCAAGGCATCAAAGCTGCTGGAGAGAAATTATACGAGACAGCAATCAAGCCTAGTACTAAAGAGGCTGAGTTAATGCAAAAATATGAGGCTGGAATACTTAAAGAAAAACCTAATATCGCGTCTGAATCGGCATTAAAAAAAGGCATAGTCGGAACAGAAAAAGGGATAGGCGTTAAAAGTGCGAAACAGGCTAATGAAATATGGAAGAAGGAAATAGAACCAGAACTTAAGTCTGTAGAAAAACCTATGGATTTCACCTCTAAATTCAAAAAGATAGAAAAGGAAATAATGAAAGAAAAAGAACCTGCCAGAAGAGCTGATTTACTAGAAGGATTAGAGGTTTTAAAAGAAGATTACAAAGACACCCCGTCGGCTTCCTACATAGATGCACAAAGTATAAAAAGTTCATTAGATAAATTTACACCACAGAAAATATTCAAAGGCAAAGATGTAGTAAGTGGATGGAGACAAGTAAAAAATAAATTCGCTAACGAGATAAGAAATGATATTTATGAAGTTTTGAAAGATCCAAACATAAAGGCTCAATATAGAGATTATGCTAATCTTAAGCAATTAGAAGGAATAGGCGTAAAGGCTAGAACTGGAGGAAGATTCAAAGGAGGATTTGGAACATTCTGGTCTGGCGCTTGGGATATGGCAACTACGCCCATTAAAACAATAGGAGGAAGAACGTTGTACAGAGTTGGCAATGCCCTAGAATTTTATTCAGCCAAGCCAGTAAAAACATTTGGAGATTACCTGATGCTTCAAGGATTAACAGAAAGTGATCTTAATTCTGATTAGGAACAAACAAAAGAGCGATAAGTATTAAGCCCAACGCCCAATGAATGGAAAAAGCGAAGATAATAAACAAGATGTAAATAATTGGTAGGATACAACTCATACTCAAACCTTAACACATATAACTTAATAAGTCAATTAACCAATACACTATGTGGAAACCACTAACAGTAAAGTGCAAGGAAACTGGAAAGGAACTTTGTATAAAAGATTTCCGATTCAATCCTGAATTGCACGAAAAGATTGAAGGAGCAGTTTCTTTCGAGAAGACGTCTCTCAAGGAAGAGGAGACGGTTGACCAATCTAAACTAGCAGCTAAGATTAAAGCTGCAAACAAGGTCAAGGAAGAAAAGAAGCCTAAGAAAAAGAAAGCTAAGAAATAATTCTTAATCAATTCGTATGAATGACGAAAGACCTGTTGGGGCTTTAGATGCCCCAGATTCTCGTGATTACATAGCTGAACAGATTTTAGGCAAGGACGACGCTCCTTTGCCAGAAAGCGTAAGGCTAGAACTAACGGAAGGAGATCAAGGTAAATCTTCAATGTGTACCTGTTTCTCTGCATACCATTCAGCTCAAGTTGCAAACGAAGCAGAACACAACAAAGAACTTGATCCTTTATTCGACAAAGGATGGGAGTTGCAAGGGAAGTTTGGCACAAGGGTAAAAGAGGGAGACTACGTTCAAACTGCACTTAAATCAATTGTAAAGAACGGACTACATACTTCGGATGGAATCTATAAAATAGACGGGTACGCTCGTATACCAAAAAGCGAGGTCAATTACTGGCTCTCTAAGGGCTTTGCAATAGTAACCTCGATGGATGTTACCAAAACCAACTTCAAGAAGGCTAAACACGAAGGTATTTGGGGAGGCAATGATGGAGATAGAGTTGGAGGACACGCTGTATGTATAACTGGGTATAAACCTTTTTATAAGATTGTATCTAATTCTTGGGGAAGTACCTGGGGAAAGTTTGATGACGGTACATTTTTAGTAAAGAATGAAGATGTTAAATGGCTTGGCTCTTGCTATGTCTTATACGACCACAAAGACATAAAATATATCTTCAAAGATGTAACTGAAGAAAGTCCATTCGCAGAAGCAATACAATGGGCAAAAGACAACGAAATAGTCCATGGGTACGGTGATGGGTCGTTTTTACCCGAAAAAGCTGTTACACGCTCAGAAATGGTGCAAATTTTACATAACTACAGCAAATACTTAACAAAATAAGCATGGCAAAAAACACAAAGTCTATCTGGAAGAGTAAAACGCTTTACTTCAACTTAATCACTATCGCTCTTGGAATAGTGCAAGTTGTAAGCAATGTATACTACATTCCAACAGACATTCTTGCTCTAATTAACGGAGTAGGAAATGTTCTTCTTAGATTCATCACAAGTGAGAAGCTTGCAATTTAAGACAATTATGTGGTAGACTATGAGAGTTTCAATAAGTAGCTGGACAAGTAATAATACATACCAACTAGGTCAAGAGCAGCATACTATGAAACAACCAATCAAATTACTGGCTGATGCGTTAGAGTCGAATATATGCTCGATCAAAGATTGAGTTAAAGTAGGTTCAACGGTTGGTCAGTTTTTTATAAATTACAATGTTTGTCTTTGAAGTTTTTTACTAATCCTTGCATTATTCCAGCCGTCTTCATGTATTGGAAATCTACCGCCTTCTTTGGAGTAATCTTGACGTGATAGCCTAAAAGCTTGTTGGGGGGTGTTTCTGGCTCATATTCACCATACTCAGCCCAGCTCTCCCATACGTCAGCTAGGTCGCCCTGGGGGATAAATTTGTTCATCTAGCGTTTTGTATATTTAGATACATCCAAGATTTTGTGTCAGCTAATGCGTGGATCATCGCTAAGGCAGAAACCTGAAGGTCGCCAGTCCCATAGTTTCTCACCATGTCACGAAGGCGAGGCGTGTCTTCAAAAATAAACTCGCATTGTTTCGTGTTGTGCGACTTAGGTCTGATGTCGAGCAACTTTGCTTTTGCCGCTCTTAAAGCGCAAGTGATTTCAAAATCAGTTGTTTTGAATTCCATATTCATTTTGGTTAAGGTTTATAATGGTGGATGCTGATAGTCGAAGAAAGCAACAATTTGTTTGGCAAACATAAGTGCTTTACAAACACACTCAGGATCATGCATTCTCACAAAGGCTCGGGCTTCTTCGCTAAGTGCCGCAGAAAGGACGTTCATAGCCTCAGTTTCCCCAATCATCTCTTTTGATCCTTCCATTGAGATAAGTCCTATCTTCTCGTCATCAAGCGTGTAACTAATAACTAATTTATTCATGGTTTTTGGTTAAATAGATAAATCTGGGAAAGGGTCGTACTTACACTCCTTCAAATACTTCATCCTCTCCTTCTCTGGCATTGCGTCAAGTAGCCTCATACGTTCTGCACTCTCTTCCTCCATTCGGTCAATCATTGTCAAATTTCTAACGTACTGTGAAAAAGAAACATTGTGCCTTTTGGCCAACCTCTCACCAAGTTCCTTCTCATCCTTAGACATTCTAATTGTTGTCTTGCAATCCTTCATGTCCGTACAATACGCTATACAAATCTAAAAGTCAATACTCATTTAACATTTGAGCGTAGTCTTTCCTGATTTCTTTAAGTTCGTCTAAAGTAAGCTTAGGAGGATTGTGTTTTAGTCTGTTTAGACGTTCCATTTCTTCTTCGCCTTTATAGGCTTGTATTTTGTCGCTCATTATTCGTTGATCTTTCCAATCAGGAGAATGTATTCCGTTACGATGACAGTTAAAACAAAGAGCGATGCCATTTGATAGGAGTGTCTTCATGTAGTTCGATTGTTTTCTGAAGATGTGATGTGCGTCTAACTTACCTGTTCTCCCACATATTTCACAAACATCACCTGCCTTAGCTCTAACCAAACTAGACCATTCGTTCTTTGCTATTATGTTAGCCATTCGGCTTGGACTCATCTTCATACAACTCATCTATATTAGAAAGTAATTCTGCGTTTATTTGTATCGCTATCTTATTAGGACTGTCTCCTGGTTTGAAGATTCTTTGTACACTCACTCTTATTCCTTCAATAACTACACCTACGTTAATTCTGTAACCTTCCTCTAATTGTAGCCAACCATGCTCTAAACCGTTTACATCAGGTTCATCGAATATTTTATGCAATAAAAGCATTGTCTCGTGATGACACGACATTGCGTCCATTAGATAGTCGTAGTCTTCTGCTATTTTGTTCATAGGTTTAAGGTTCAGCCCCACCATCGATTACCGTATACAGCAACGAGTTAGGCGGGGCTTATAAACACTTGATTCTCAATTGTTGCATATGTATAGTACACTATTTTGACCTATTTTTCAATATTCCTCCTTATAAAAGTTCTTACTGTTGCTATCACTGCCTGTATTGAGCTTCTGCATTGTGGCACATCCAAACACTCATCCGCACTATCCAAAGCATCAAGACACATTATTCTAATCCTATCCGTTACATCACTAATCACGACCTCTTGACGCATTTCTTCTATTGATTGTTTTAATTCTTGTGTTTCCATT